CAGTTCCAGTATATAAATCAATAATCTTATCTGGATCTTTTTCAGCAACCTTTAATAGATAATCTTCTACATCAGCAATAGGCATATTTTTCATACGCTTTCCTAAAAGTCTAGCTTTTAATATTAAACCTTCTGCACCTCTAGGATCATTATAAATAAAGTCACAAGCATTATGTATTTTCTTTTTACGAGAAACTCTATTAGCTGTTTCAATTCCTGGCATATCTACATAAAGTTCAGCAATACCATAACGCTATTTATGAGAATTTTTATTTGCTGTTCCATCGATTAAGAAATTACCATCTTTATCTTTAGCAAATCTATTAGGAGCAATCATTGGATTATTTTTAATAGATTCCCAAATATTTTTTTGTAATGGATCTTCTAAATCAAATGTTTTTCCATCTTCAAATTCAAATACAGCAGTTTCTGGAATATAGTATTGTGATTCTTCACTATTCCTTTCTGCATCAGATAATATCATATCACCTAAAGCATTAACTCTTTTTACACAATTAGGGAGTCTACCATATTTGTCTTTACAAGGCTACATATAATATTTCATTCCAACCTTGCCATATACACTTCTTAAAACAATTATATTTCTTGAATAATCAGTACTCATATTAATTCATATTTCTTTTTATAATATTTAAAAATTAGTAAGGAGGATTGATTACCTCCTTACTTTTATCTTGTCTATATAATATCTTATTTATTAGATTTCACGTAAAATGAAACTACGATATGGATTGAATACAGCTACACCAGAATAACCCCAGTTAATCAATTTAGAAGCTGCTACAGGGCTAGATACAACACCTGAACTCAAACCATCAAGACCACCAACGCCTGGGAATTTATTTGTAATAAAGTCTCCACCCTTCAAAGTAAACATTTGAATTGGAGGTTCACTACCAGTAGCATCAGCAGTTAAATCTAAACACAAGCAATATGCTTTATCAAAACCATATTCTTGAGTAAATGTCTTATCAACATTAAATGTAATTTGGTTTCCACCAAATTCATATGTCTGGAATGTAGCACCAACTTTTACATAATTATTAGCACCCTTAGACCAAAGATACGTTCCTTCTGTCTTAAACTTAGCCAACCAGTCACCAAGAACTGTTTGAACTAAATACCACATACGTTGGTTGCAAATAAACATATACTTATTACCTGTTGGCTGCTTAGCTTTTTCATTAAGAGTAGCCAATACAGTATTAAATACTTCAGTAGTCAACTTAGCAAAAGCATACTTAGAAGCAAAGCGTTCTATTTGTGGAATAATACCATCGCCAATGTAAATAGGACGATTAGTATCTGGATCAACAATCGTAGGTTTACCATTTACATCAACGTTACACTTGTTGAACAATAAACCATTATTACGTACATATAAGAAGTTATCAAGCAATACTTTTTCCTTCTTATCCATTCTATAAATAGTTTCAGACATATCACCTTGATTCTTTCCTTCAGCGATTCTAATGAATACATCTTCATGTGCTGCATATAATGCAGAATAAGAATCATCCACACGGTGAGTAGTAATGAAGTTACGATGTTTTTCAATGTTTGATTGATATTTCACGTATCCTTCTTCGTGCATCTCAGGCCTCTGAGACCTTTATATTACTATAAAGAATAGACTATATCACTTTCTTATTTATTATTAAGAAAATACCCATTTCAATCATCAATATATTTGTATAAATTACCTTTATGCTTTTTATATTTACCATTTAACACATTTTGTACAGCTGAACCTACTTCAGCACAGCACTTTCTTGCTGAATCCCAAGTTTTAAGTATATTTCCATTATCATCTAATAAAGCAACTTTTTTACTTCGTTTTCTTTTAGGAACATTATATTGTTCTAATTTTTCTAATCCCCATTTAAATCCATTCTCATCAATTGATTTAAGCTTAATTGCTTTAGTTATATTACTATAAGGATTTTGTAATTCAGCTTCATGTTGTGAAGAATATGAACATAAATATTTACCATCAGAATCATATTTATGTACCTCTCTATTTTTTATATAAATAGATCTAGCTTTTGAATAATTTTCAGCTCGAATTGTAGAAAAATACCAAGTATTTTTAACACAATATCCTTCTAATGCTGCACCTCTAATATTAGAAGGAGAACTATTAGAATTTCTAGCTGCTTCATTATATGATTCAAAAGTAATATCATATTCTCCTGTTTTTAAGTATCTATATACTATAACTTTATTTATATTATTATTATATAATGATAAATCTAAATTGTCTAATTTATCATTAGTAAAATAACAATCTAAAACCCTATATTTATATAATACTGCCCTTCTAACTGATGAAGGTTGTATATTTAAAGATTTTCCAGCAGATTCATAAGAATCATATTTTTTAATAAAGTTACCATTAATATCATATTGATATACTTTAATACCATCTACTTTATTAATAATTCCACCTAATATCATATTATATACATCTTCTCTAGCTAAAAAGTTTTCATTAACTAATTGTTCTTCTAAAGAATATGCTTCTTCGGGTGTATCAAATATTGCTAAAGTTTCTCTCCAAAATTGAGAAACACCAAATTCTTTTACAGCTTGTTGAAATTTAGTTTTAGAATGTTCATAAGTATATGGAATTTTTATATTTATTCCACAACCTAAATACCCATCAAATGTATTAGGATCTGCAGTTTTGTGTACTCCAATATAAATATAATTATTTACTTTACAGGTTGTTTTATATACAATATATTTCATAATTTACTCCTTTCGGATAGTCGTTGAACGTTTTATAATAATTTTAACTTTTAGGATTGCTCCTTATATTCTAAATATGTATTATAACTTCGCTGCTGATTGTCCATACTTTTAAATGGAGTTCCCAGCAATTAAAGTATTTTTATTTCTGTTAATCACTTAACAGTGCCACACTCAAGAATTGCACGAAAAGTTCTTCAATGGCATTTGACTAAAATCTAGTAGTATCACCTACTTGACAGCCGTCTAAGTCTAAAATAGATGAATAATCATTGTCAATAAGTCTTACTTGTACTTCCCAATAATTATCAGCCTTTCTAATTGGACGAGAAACAACAATACACTGTTGCATACTCTTTTCAATCTTAAAGATATCATACTTTTCATAATATCTTTCTTTAAAAGCCATTGTAATTTCTGTACCATCTGCACCATCACCTTCTGGTACAGCAGCAAATTCAATTCGCTTAATATAATTAGTTTCAACCTCCCACTCAAAGTACATTGAGTCAATAGATTGATAACGATTTCCTGATTTTCTGTCTTGATAGAAAATATTCTTCAAAGATTCAGTTAAATAAGAAGCAGTCAAATCAGGATATAATCTACTTACAACACCAAGTTTATATGGTTTAGTACCAAGAAACTTGTAAAAATCTTCATAAGTCCTAGTATCACTCATAGTAGGACGATTAGTAACAAAATTTGCAACAATCATAATTAATTTTTAAAACTTTTATTAATTAGTCTAGGTCGTCAATAGTTTTAATTTCACCCTAATTCTGGTTAAACCCAGTACTCTTCGGCTAAGTTACAACTACACGAGGAGGAATTCTTCCGCCTTTTTGGGCATCTAACATACCCTACCTATAACTATTTTCTCTAACATTCTTAATCTCATTCTTAAAGTAGTCAACCATACCATCTATTGTGTCTATGCCCTTTAATGCAAACCAAGACATTTTAACCAATGTTTCGGGATCATTAAGAGCCATACCTAAATTACTATTACCTGCTTGATCGTTTCCTAAAATAAATTCAGCAAGTTCTTCTTTATCATCATCATCTAACATTACATCTAATCCACCTACTTCGTTTAATCCTTCAATATTATCATAGATAGTATTAGCAAATTGGTTAAATGAATCTTGTTGCTACTGTGCAGCAATAGCTTCTTGTTCTTGGTTTCTCTGATCTTCTAAATCTTTATACTCTTGACGAATACCTTGAACTTGTTTATTATATAGATCCTCATTTTGCTTTGCAGCATCTAATGCAGAAATTAATTCTTCATCAGTGATATCTGGAGTTCTAGCTTTTAAATCCAACATATATAATTCATCATCAGAAATACCATCTACTTCATAAAATTGTTCAGTTGGCATTTGATTTGAAGCATATTCCTATGCTCCATAATTTACTAATGATTCCATATATTCTTGTGGACTCATATTTCTAGTTCTAAGATCATTGATTAAAGCAATTTCTTCATCATCTAGATCTCTTTCTGGAGAACTATTAGGAGTTACTAAAATATTATATTTTTCTTCAGGAGTTAGTGAAGACCAATCCCTACTTTCTATTTCTCCATTATCGTTCTCAAATTTAATCTATGAAGGATCATCAATACCTTTTGATTGTAATATAGAAGCAATTAAATCATCATCTGAATCATAATTGCTTGAATTATAATTATTATCTGAATCATTATTATTAGAATATCCCTAATCTGTACCATCCATCCATGGTTTAGTATATTCCATATCATCTCCATAATGTTCTTTTTCTGGAGTTACATCTTGTTGTTGTTCTCCAGGCTCGTTAAAATCGAGCTAATCAATGTCATCAATTCCTATTTCCATATTTCTTTATATTTTTATAGTTCAAAGCAAATATATACATATTTAATAAATAATACAATTATTCTCATTAAAAATATATATATAATACTAAATAAATAATATAAGAAGTTATACAAATAAATTGCATAACTCCTATATTATTTTTAATCTTTAATTTTATTATTTATTTTCTAAAACTTTAACTCTTTGTTCTAACTTACCTAATTGTAAAGTTAAATTCTATATTTCTTTATTAGCCAAATCTAAAGCTACATTTAATCTATTGATATAAGTAGTAACTTCAGAACTAAGTGCATATTTTTTAAGAGTACTATTTAACTATTCATCAGTAACAGTATTAATATTAACTACTTTAGATTCAGTAGTTGGTTCCTACAATATCCCATTAATACTAATCTATTTAACTGGAATCATAGATTCAATTTTAGTATAATCTACTATATACTCACCATAATCTTTAAATTCCTTAACACTCTATGGGAATTTTAAAGTAACTGGTTCACTTCCATCATAATTAATGTAAGTCCCATCTATATTTTTAATAATTAAAGATTGTGGATTAGGTAATTCACAAGGAACTCCTTTTAAATCTTTATAATATCCTGTAATAGCTACCCTAGCTAATTTATCTACATCTGCTTTAGATGCTAGTGCTTCAAAGATTGCTCTATTTTCTACAGGATTTCTAGAATACATATTAAGATCCTAATCAACATGTATAGGAGAAGGAATACCTAATTCTTGTCTAATTTTTTCAATCTCTAAATCAGAATATCCTTTTAATACATCTAGAAAACCATCTATAGGAATATAAGCTTCTAAATCTTTAAAACATACGTGTTTATAGTCATCACTTAGACTACATGTTCTTAATGTTTGCATATAATTAAATTGATAAAGTTAGTAATCTATATTCAAATGCTCCAGTAACTTTAGTAGCTAATAACATTATAAAGTCTCCATTAGCCATATCTATTTGTTTCTTATTATGATTATTATCCCATATAGTAGTAGTATTCTCATCAAAGCGTATTGCTCCCTAACCTATAACACTAATATATAATATCATACCAAAATTAGAAGGTAAAATTTTAGGATAATATCCTAAAGAGCCAGCTATTTCTGATTCTGTAGGTAATGATATTAATCTTATACTATTACCACCATAAGTTTTATTTAATACTATTACATTTCCTTTAGAAAAATCAATATCATAGTTAGTCGCAGATATATTAACTAAATTTACTGTATCACTAAATATTTGAGGTCCTCTAATTACTCCATTTTTAGCCCATACAGCATAATTTCGATCTCCACCAGTTACATTTATATAAGATCCTATATTAGTTTTTAAAATATATGCACTATCGGTATTAGGCATATTATTTTCAATTGACTAACTAATAATATTATGTGTTCCTATAGGTTTAATTATACCCTATAGTACAGAACATTTAGAATTACCCACAGACAACATATCATTGGAAGCAGAAAAACCCACACCATCTTTTACAGATTTATTACCAATATATCCATCACCAAATGTAAATCCAGCAATTTTACCAGTAGTTGCTTTAATACTACCATCTTCATATACTATAAATTTAGAATCTTTTAAATCCTAGTTCTATGTATTTACATCTGTAATTGTTGATTTATCATTTCCAGCAAACATAACTACATTTTCATATGTTGGAACTTCTATATTACCTTTTGTAATACCAGCAATTATTGTTTCAGTATTTTCATTTTTTCTTTTAATTAATACTTCATTTGAAGATATTGTAGTAGCACTAATTTGATTAGCTATTAAATTCTAAATATATGTAAAATCTAATTCTGTAGCTTCTTTCCAATATAAAGTATTTGTAGGAACAATATTATTAAATGAGCTATATCCTAATTCTGAATTTTTAGGAGCAGAATCTTTTACAATATAATATTTCTATACATCATTTTCAGAAACTTTTTTAGCTGGATAAATTACATAATCAATAAATCTAACAGCATCAGGTGTTGTAGGAGTCCAAGAACTTTGATTTACATAAGTAGTTTCAGAATTATATCCACCTCTATTTCTTAATATACAACCCTATATACCTTGTCTAGATTCACCTAATATAGGGAATACATACTACTGGCTATAAATAATTTTAGACGATGTAGCTGAATCTCTTACATTAATAATTATTGATTTTATATTTTCTTTATTAAATGTATGAGAATATTCATTAGTCTTAACTCCATTAATTACAGATTCTAAATACTTAGTATTATCTTCTACTCCATTTTTATAAAGTGTCCAAGAGATAGTTCCTTGAGTTAAAGAATTAGTATTTAAATCATAATATACAGGAGTATCATTAGATATAAGTATATTATAAGAATTATTTTGGAATGGTATACTCTCTAAAATCGGTTTACTCCATTTTAAATTAGTATCATTATCTTTAAGATATATCTTCCAAACATAATCAGTTTCATTATTTATAGTAAGCTAATCATACTCATCATACCAAGTAACTCCATTATATTCAAACTAATTTGAAGTATAAGTTTCTTTATTAGTTTTATTAGATAAAGGACTTACTGGAGGAGTATCAGTAGTAGTCTTAGTATAGAAATACCATATATTAAAAGCATCTTTACCTTTAATATATTTCCAAGTATAATAAGAAATATTATTAGAATCAGCTTCTTTAGAATCTGTATAAATACCAATCCAATCTCCTGGAGTTTCACCATTATTAGCTGTTAATACAGCATTAGGATTAGTATTTTTACCATTACTATTAATTACAATATTATTACTATA